CTGCAGGATCGATATCTTCCTTGTTGATGAACTTTGCATTGTAAACAAGCCGGTCAAAGACCAACCTGCGCTTCGATTCCAAAGAAATATTCCAAAGTGCACTGGACATATCTTGGAAGGGAAGAGATGTATCCAGCATTGACTGCGTTTGATATCCTAACCCATCTTCATTTGGCTGCATGATCAAGACAGGGAGATAATCATTTGCGGTGATGATTTCTTCTACATAGATTACATACGTCCAATTGACAATGATACCAAAGTACATTGTTGGAATGTTTGCACCTGACCCACCCTTTCCAAAGTCTGCAGGACAGGCCCGGCAAACAAAATAGGTGACCAAGTAATAGTTTTTGTAATCAATTGCGTTGTTCGGGTTGTCTGCTCCACCAGAAATCCCAGCCCATTGCAACCAGTTCATTCCAAAGTAGGCAAATCTACCTTGTTGCATGAATGGGTTAATCATTGGAACGTAATAGTCTGTGGCAGAATAGCCATTTCCATTAATGCCGGCCCAACCAGATTCGTAAGCTTCTTTGAGATTGGTTGTTTTACTTGGATCAAGAGATTGCACAAACCGTTTGAAGGTCATGCGATTCATGATCTTGTTCCAACCGAATGCTTCCCCCTCTTCGTGATACTTGCTTGGATCGATAGAAAGATCCATAAAGCAATTGTATGGATCGAGAGATTCAATACAGTTGCCACCAACTGTTTGATTCTTTAACTGAGCGACTCCTGCAGTGTTTGGTGAGGTTGAAGTTGTCACCTTTTGCACTTGCTGTTTCTTCCAATGTACAAAAGCGGGGCCCCAGTTGTACTTGAACCCATTACGGAAGACTTTGATTAACTCACGAGCCCAACCGTAACGGATTGAATGTTCTCCAAACACTGCCTCGAATTGAATTGCAGCTTCCTCGTTTGCAGGATCAGCAAAGATTCCAAAGATTGGGAAAGAAGTAAGATAGACACCAGCCTGATAAGCGACTGCAGATTCAACCTGCGGCATTACAACAGGAACTGTGATGTCTTGGATTTTCCGCTTGGCGCTTCCAGCAATGAATTTTTGATAGTCTCGCAACTTTGCTGCAGTTTGATCTAGCTGCATTTGATAAGCACGATCACGAAACTCGAGCAGAGAACGAAAATCTCCAATAACTTGTTGCGAATTTTCTGCAAATCTACGAGCATATTGGAGGAAAGTAGTTCTCTGTGCAATAGTGAGAGTAGAAACTAGGGGAGAAGAAACATCTGGTGAACTCCTAGAGGGTGTAAAAGGCTGGGCCGGAGCTTTACCACCTTGCACCCAAGAAAGAGTTCCACGAGCTGAAGCAGGATTAGTAGCCATTTGGGATTAATTTGGGAGTTGAGGGCTTGGGAAGTTAGAAAGACATTTCAATTTCGTCAGAGTGGGCTGCTTTGACTGTGTTTGAATCGTCAATATTAAACAGGTCTCGGATTAAAGTTTCTCCGTGGTGTTGAATGATTTCTTCGACATAACCAATTGGATCGATGATATCATCTGTATTGTTCACCTTTAGTGGATTCCAGTCTACGATTTGACTAATGACTAGTGAACGCACATTGGGGTGGAGATAGATTTCACCAGCTAGAACTTTCACTAAGCCTTTTTTGATACGATTATTTTTAGCTTGTCCTTTTGGACTAAGTTCGACAAAATTGAAACCGCTAATTCCTTCGTCTTCACAGTATTTATCGAACCAGAAGAGAAGGGTACTTTGGTAAGCCACTCCCTCAACTGCGATGGTTCTAGTGTTTCTACGTAAACCGAGACTGATCGCATTCTTAATTGTTTCAAGAGGTGTGAAGGTACCATAGATGAGCTCATCAAATACCGCCTTTCCATCCATTAGTTCGTAGTGAGAGATGGTACAATCATCCCCAGATTTCTTACCGCTTGAAGGATCGATCACAATGAAACTACCTTCTCCAGCATCAACCGAAAGAAGATATTCTGGCATGTCTGGGATTTTCGTTATATCAATCCCACTAGCAAGAGCAACATCTGTAGAATTCAGTACTTCAGCAATGAAAACCTCAGGGTGCCCCATGTTTGTGTCAGACTCATACTCGTCTAAGAGTTCTTGAACTGGTCTGAGCTCTTCCCAAAGTGATTCACCCTCTGCAGTAATCCCACCAACAATGAGAGAAGTCCACTGGTTGTTATTCTTTAGCTTCTCGAGGATCGAATTCTGTGGATACATGTTGCCAACAAAGATATAAGTACAACCAAATGGGCTTCGCGCCTTCATCAGCGTGGAGAGCATCCAAGTCAGCAATGCATCAGCAAGTTCTTTATTCGGTGCATCTTCTCTTTCCTGTACGTCATCCATGATGATGACATCAGGGCGCTTATTCTTTCTATTAATTCCTCGAACGGAAGTGCCAGCACCTGCGGCCCAAAGAATAATCTCCCTACCGCGAAAATGGAAGACCTTCGTTACTTGATTGTTCTCATCAATGTTTGCATCCCAATGACCAAAAACTCTCCGGATTCCACTTCCAGAGAGCATGTCACAGATGTCAGAGAGAATGTTTACTGCTTTCTTTTCACTGGCTCCGATGATAAGGATGAATTGTTTGTGAGAAAAGAGGATGTACCAGACGCATGTAATTTTAATAAATGTAGTTTTAGCAAATCCCCGTGGAATGCCAATAGCAAACCTTTCAACTTTCTCTTTAAATGATGTGAGCAGCGTGAACAGTACAAGGTAGAATGCAGGGAAGTTGAACAAGAAGTCTCCTGGCATGCTAAGCATTGCCAAGAAATTGAAATCTCGTTTTGCGACTTCAGAGACTTGTTCAGTCTTGAAGGCAACTTCTTCTTGTGTGACACTCATTGTGCTCACAGAATGTTAGAAACATCCATGTCTTGCCGGATGAGTTTGGGAAGTTTCCGCACCGGCTTATTTTCTAGAACCTCCAAGACTCCTGCAGCTCGTTCAACTTTCGTGATTCCTGGAAGTTGCATGGATTTCCGGCCGGAAGTTTCTCCCCTGCGTGCTGCAAGGATTTCATCCAGTTTCGTAGCAGTAGCAGAAACCATACTCTTTCCTTCCACTTCCACAATCTCCTGTTTTCCATTCACAAGATACTGAGGAATAAGATTCACATTCAACTGGAGATTCACAACAGTCCCAATCTGTGCAGCTCCACGATTGACACTAGTATCCTTCCTACGCTTTGCTTTGTTCAGAACTGCGAAAGCTTGCAAAGATTGCTGCAAATTTGCCAGAGGAGCTTTAGCTTCAATCCTCTCCAGAAAAGTTGCTTCTACTGCATCAATCTTATGATCGAACTCTATGTCCTCTGCAGCTTGCTGAACTTTCTTCCCTTCAAGTTCGCTTGCAAAGTCTTCGTTACTCAAAAGCTGGCTGACATATGAATCGGACACTCCAAGAGCGCTCGCCACTTGGGTGCTGTTTAATCCTTGCGCTAGCATTTCCAAAATCTGGTCTCGGGCGGCCATGCGTGCTCCTTCACTTTCTAATTCACTCACTCTATAATAGACTCTAGTAGGAAATTAGAAATATCACGAATTCACTGGCATGAAAAAATTTTAGATTTTTTGGGGAGATGTCATATAGGATTTCCGCTTTCCTCCCCCTAAAAAGGCCCCTCCCCCACTTCGTAGTTTGTTTTGCTGAGTGAGAGTAAGTGTCATATGGTGAGTGTGGATAACGTGTGGATAATGTGTGAGTGCTGTTACATTGTAAAGATGTAGATAGCACTTGCAAGATTGAATGGGTGTGCTATAGTTGAGTCATTGATAACTACTGAGTGAGTGCAGCATGGTTTCTATCTGGCATATCGACTTCCCTGACTACGAATTGCGACTTGCAATGATGTCACAACAGGCAATGGTATGGATGCATTTTGGTTGCGATTTACACCTTGTGTGAGTAAAGAATAGAGAATACATACCTAGGGCACTATATTGGTGCCTTAAAATGTATTTTCCCGCATGTGTGATACAATAAATCACACGATCTTTTGTTCCCTCAACTCTTTGGAGATTACAATGGCTATTCGTGTTCACACTTCTATCATTTCCGCCGCCGCGATTGTTGCGGTTGGGGAAAAGCTGGTTTCCGCAAAGTGGAATGAAACAACGAAGCAATCGAAGAGAGAAGTTGCTGTTGTTCTTCCGATGGAAAATCTCGTTGCACCAGAAGTTCCTGAGAGTTTCCGCGCTTTGGTGGAATCTGCTCTCTTGTCTCAAGCTGAAGCAACTCTCAAGACTTTCTGCGCTGAAAATCCCAACAGTTTCGAGATCGATGAAACGATGTTCGATCGGCCGAATTTGGTCGAGAGTTTCATGAATCGCGGTTCGTTGTGGCTCGGCAAGAAAGATTTGGAGATTGCATTTACCAGTTCGGCGACTTGGAAGCGAATTGCTTCTCGGCCGGAATTCAGTTCAAACAAAACATATCAAATGGTTGCAAATCGATTCAAGGAAACAATTCTCAAATTGTCTGGAAAAGCAACTGTGATTTCTCCTGATGATTGCGATGCGATTCTGTCGAAGATCGAAGATTCCGATCTGGAAACTCAGTTCGGAGAATTCGTTGTCAGTCGACTGGAATCGATGAAGAACCGAAAACAAGAAAAGATTGACTTCGATTCTCTCTGAGATTCCACTATTCGAGCCAGTTTAATCGCTGGCTTTCTAGTGCAATTTCGCACTAATTGGAGATTTTATGTACGAAATCTATTTCGACAATTCTGAAATCATTGATGCTACTGGAATTCGTATGTGTCTCTGTCCAGATTTTCAATCAGCCATTGCAGTTTACGATTCTCTCACTCGTCGATTCTGTTGTGTCAATCTCTACGATTCTAAAGGCGATTTGATTCGTAAGCACACAAATTTGTAATTTCCAATTCCCTCCGACCCGTAACGTGTAACACGTACCAGATTCCCCCTCCCCTCCCTCTGGCCCTCTTAACCCCTCACCTATTCTTTCCTATCTATTCCCCTATCTCTCTATTAGTCTATCTATCCTCTACACTGATTTTAAAGAGTTTTAATTCTTTGTTTGTATGAATCTCTTTAAAATCAAAGTACCCCCTCAAAAAATCCAACGCACTATGAGGGATACCATCCTAATACAGAGAACACACATAGGAAGGATGGAATAGGGAAGAGGGGAATAAGAACACAACAATACATGACAGGGAAGGGGAGGAGTAAGGAGCACACCCCCATTTCGGTACGTGTTCCGTGTTACAGGTCAATCAGTAAAGGAAACTACAATGAATGACACAGACATTAATGACTATGATTTTAATCCAGACTATTTTGTTCCGAAAATGGTTGATCGAAGTCTTGATATTTCCATCCTTCGTGACTTACCTGAGATTGTGAAATCAACCTGCAAGAAACTTCATTCTGAAGGCTGGAGGTTCTACTTTGTCAAACAACAAAGAGGCAGATGCTATTATCGTGCCAAAGTAATCACATTGCCATCTTGGGCAATGAAAAGAGAAAGAACATATAAAGCCTGGTATGTAGCACATGAGTGTAGTCATGCATTGGTGGAAAGAGAAATCAGTAGAATTAGGCCGCATGGAATTGAATTCATGGAGCAACTGAAACTCATTTGCCCAAGTGAGTGCATCATTCACGAACTAGAATACAAACCACGTAATGCAGCAATGGCAGGAATCGGACAAAAGAAATACACATTCGATGATCTTTGAATGTTAATCAACTATAGGAGTAAAGAACCATGAGAAATTATGACGATGATAACGACGATTATTATCTGCCATATACCTGCCGTCATGGATTAGAAGAATGTGAAGAATGTGATGACATGGATATTGATAAGTGTCTCAATTGTGGGCGATACAAAGCTAGTTCACAATTAGACAAGTATCAAGTTTGCAAATCTGGTTGCAGAAACCCAAACGAATACTAGTTAGTAATAGACTCCTAGCCCTATTGACATGGGGCTAGTGTTCTGTTACTCTGGTACGATTTTTCTTGGTGTTTTACGTAATTTGGACATAGCCGGCCGGGCCGGCGTGGCAAATGAACTTCTAAGATGAAAGGAACTACTATGGAAACAACTTGGCTTGAATGGTTCGCACTGCTAGCATTGACTCTCATTGCATGCTGTGCGGTTTTGTGTGATGTTTATTTTAAGGAGAGAAAGAATGACTAGTCCTGTTCTCAATCCTGGTATTCTCCTAGAGAATGCAAGACTAGGAAACACCTACCAAGTCCACGATCTTACAAGCTACTGGCATGGTAGCTTTGGAAAGTGTATCGCAATCCACGCAGATAGGAGGTTAATCACGTTACACGTAGATGGAGCACATCCGATTAACGTCAAGCCTGAAGAAATCAGATTCATTAACCAGACAGGAGAATAGCTATGATCGAAGCACCACAAATCACCACACAACAAATTCGTGATGCAATCATTGCACGACACAATGAAGAAATGCAGGACTGCAACCCAGATTTCATAGATCACACAATCAACAAACAAGGACGAGAAGTGCATGTGAAATTCAAATACTTCAAAGCACTCGAATGGAATGGTGAATTCACATATAACTACAAAAACTTTGATGGAAGGATTTGGTCATGAATCGAATCATTCAATCCTACTTTCTCCTTCGTAAACAAGGACATCGACCAGTCGATGCATGGTTTTATGCAACACACTACACGATTAACGAGTTTGGTATTGGCAAGTATCATGATAGCAGGCTGTGCTAGCACAACTAACTTGCCGCCAACAAATCAACAGCCTAAAAAGGAAATGGAAACTTCTAAGGCTGTTGCAGATGTGATTCAATCAATCATCTTAAAAGGACTAATCCGATGAAGTTTAGTATTGCTAGCTGGAATCCATTTGCTTGGTTGAAACAAGAACCAATGACAGCCAATCAAATTCGACTCTATGATATTGGTCAGGCTGTAGCTGATCTGGATGAAGAAATCATGGAGTCTGAACTGAATCGAATCGTTCTCGAACACGAAAGGGCAGGACTGATTGCACAGAAGAACTTCATCCTGGAAGGTGAACCTGATGAGTATAAGAATCAAACGAACTTGAGAAAATTCATTCAATCCTAGAAATTCCTGCTACCTTGCCAGAAGAAATCACAATCTTCTGGTAATCAGCAGCAATTTTGCTGTGAAAGTGAGGTGCTAATGTCTGCACTAATCCACACATCACCACCATTCGATTCCATCATAAAAACAATCTACTGTCAGAACAGTGGAGTCGTTCTTGGAAATCTCGAATGTAAAATCTTCGAGGGTCAACTAGCCTACATGGAGGCACATTCAGATGCAGTTTATCTCCATCCTTTCTACAGACTTTCTTCAATCGTTCTCATCAAAAAATTAGAAGATTGTCTCCATTGGTTTCAAAATCAAGGTTGGGTTGGAACTAACGCAGAGCAACTACGCCTGCGGCTTCTCGTTTCAGCAACCATGTTTCACCTAGACTCAATAAAACAAGATCGAGCAACTCTTCCAGCCTTTCCAATTGCAGCCGCTAGTGCAGGTCGATTGCTTGGCCTGACTAAGTGGTTTTTCTATCTCTCCAGTAAAAGGCTGCAATTTCCCCTCTATTCCATTTCCGGCTTGAATGAAAACATCCAATGGGAAAACTTCAAACATTGGATTGATAGCGCATACGAAATTCGACATCTTTGGGCAACTAAATCCAAAGAGTACCAACGTGAAGCTGAACAACGTGCAATGGAGGAATCCCTCCGGGAGATCAAATCAGAACACGTATTCAAAAGGATTGACACTAGGAAAGTATGGAATTGGATTAGCCTGCAATTGGAAGACAACGTGCCTCCGGGCAGGATTGAAACGTTTCGTAATCTCTTCCTCAATGGTGATACAGAGGCATCGGAATGGACCATTGATGACGTCGATGATCTACGGGAAGCGATTGTTAAATTCGTTGATCGCGGGAACGAAATCATGTTCTTTATCTCGAAACGACTGGATGGCATTGCAGCTATCATTCGGGATTTCTATTCCTCTTTCACTATTGTGAGCAGAGTGAGTGGAGGAAACTTCACGGATAGCCAGACACCAGAAGAAGCATTGTTCTACTCTGAATATGACAAAAAAGTGGAAGGACTAGTAGAACTACCGCCGGCCCCGAAACTGGAAAGTTTCCAAAGTCGCGTCCTTTTCTTGAAAGCGCAAGCACAATGGAACATTCTTGCGAAACGGTTCAAATATAAGCAAGATAGTCAGAATCAAGGAGGCCAAGATGGAATTGCCTCAGCTTGAGATTGAGAAAGTAGTCGAACACATTCATGAAAAGCTGTACTGGTATTTTGATAACATGCCAGAAGCAAACAAAGAACTTATTCGTAAAATCATCGAAGAACTCCTAACCTACTATGAACAAACTCAAACTCCAGGAACTCCTAGCCAAAGCGAAAGCAAACCACCAGCTGAGGAACTCCGCAATCCCTACGACGAGTAATTCTGGACTAAATGGCCACATTCCGGCCCCCGGTCTCACAACCCAAATAACTCGGCATGTTCTAACTGCTGATTCTTCATTCCACAAAACCATTCCAGGATTTGAATACAATGAACGGCAAATGGAAGCGATTGAACTCGCCATGCGTGCGAAGTCATTTAACCTTATCGGAGCGGCTGGTACAGGCAAGACAACGACAACTAGAGAAGTTATCGGGCAACTGGTTAAACTTCCACACATTAGTCCGCTCCAAGAATCCACGAAGTGGCTCAGTAAAGAATCACCTGGCATCGTTGTCATTAGCTTCACTAACAAAGCTGTTAACAATCTCAAAAAGTTCCTTCCAGAAGAACTAAAACGACACTGCCTCACATATCACAAACTCCTCCAATACGAGCCAGTAATCTATGAACTCGAACCAGGAAATCCAGCAGGAAAGAAAACAATGCGCTTTGAACCATCGTTCACTGCGTCTAACCCTTTACCTCATATTTCTTGTATCATTGTGGAAGAGTCCTCAATGGTCGCTTCTGAACTCCACGATGTTCTACTCGATGCTTTGCCTAATCCTGCTGCTACTCAATTTATTTTCCTGGGTGATCTTAACCAACTTCCTCCAATTTTTGGCCCTAGCATTCTAGGATTCAAACTTCTTCAACTTCAAACGGTGGAACTTACCCATGTGTATCGTCAAGCCCTTGAAAGTCCGATCATTACACTTGCCCACAAAATCAGGGAGGGTAGAGGTTTTTCTGACTCGCGTGGGAGAAATTCATTGTCGATTGAAGGTTTCGTCGACGATCGAGGAGAACATGGAAAGGTCACAATCCACCCATGGAAAAAGAAACAAGAAAGTGGCAATGCGTGCAAGGTAGCACAGTTGTTTCTGATTAAGTTGATTCAATCAGGAAAATACAATGTCGACGAAGATATCATCCTTTGTCCGTTCAATAAATCCTTTGGAACTCTTGAACTCAATAAATCAATTGCAGACTATCTCGGGAAGCAGCGAGATGCTGAAGTGTTTGAAGTTATTGCACGCTACCAAAAATCATATTGGGCGGTTGGAGACAGAGTGCTTGTTGATAGAATGGAGGCTAAAATCACGAAGATCGAAGCTACTCCAGGGTACTCTGGTCCGATACCAGAACGATCTTCAAAGACTCTTGATCGCTGGGGCCGTGATACAGAATCTTATAAACCAGGAGATGAACTCTCAGCGGTAGATGCACATAATATTCTTGATAGTCTTGTTGTAGGAGGAAATGGTGATGGGGAAGAACAGACAAGAAACTCAGCCAGTCACACCATTACGATTGAGTTTATTGATTCCGGAGCGACAAGAAGTTTTAGTGACGCAGGCAATATCAATCAAATGCTTTTCTCCTATGTTCTTACAGTTCATAAAGCCCAAGGGTCTGAGTGGAAAAGAGTATTTATCCTACTTCATTATTCACACAACTCTATGCTTTCCAGAGAGCTCCTTTACACTGCTGTTACAAGAGCAAGACAAGAACTTTTCATTATCTGTGAACCAGACAAAGGGGAAGTTTATAACTCAATTACTAGAGCAGCAAAAAGTCCTGAAATCCATGGGGTTAGTCTAGCAGAAAAAGCACAATATTTTATGAGAAAGAAGGAAACAATGGTGAAGAAAGGAAAAATCAGAGCAGACAATGAAGATGCTGAGGAGATTGATTATGTTGAGAATTGATGAACCAAGTGAAGAACAGAAGAAGCTCAATGAAGCCGTGGCCTACATTAATTCAGCCCCAAATAGTGAAGAGAGGAATAGAAGGAAAGGAGAAATGTATTCCACACTCTACAGTACAGGATACCATATAAATCTCTTTGACTATCTGAAAGCAGAAGCAGAAGTAAAGCCTCCACCCCTTGACACAGACTCAAAGATGTGAGAGACTACACATTCCCTCAATTCCGAGGGCTTTGCAAAACCCTAACCCTTTACAGGAAAAAACATGACACAAGCTGTTGAAACCAAGTTTAATTTCAAGGCGCGCAAGATCGAAGAAGATGGTAAGGAAATCGGTAAAACGAAGAAGCAACCTCCCCTCACTGTTGCTCTCCCTCAGCCGAGTGTTGAAGAAATCATTGCTTATCTCCAGCGACCAGATCAGGTTGCTAAAGAAAAGAAGAAGGTTGATGGCAAGGAAGTAGAAGTAGATACGATTGTCGTCGATAAGGTCAAGCAACTCATTATCGATGAAATCCAGGAAATCGTTCGTAGTCAGGCAAAGGCACAACTCGATGATCTGATTGATTCTTTCGGTGCAGATGAAACCAAGACTGTTTCGGCTGAGTCGATTGACTATGACAAGTTGAGTCTTGAATACATTGCCAATCTCCCGCCTGCTCAACGTGGTGCGCGTGCAATTCCTGAGGAAGATTGGAAAGCATTCTTCCAAGATTACATGCAAGTCATGGTTGCAGCAACTGGCAAGCCTGAGCTCAAGATTAAGAATCATCTTGATCTGTTCCAGAAGCCTACAAAGGCCAAGCAAAACAAGGAAGCTCTGGCAGTTCTTGTCGATCAGTTGAACGTCTATACCACTGCAACTCAGAATCTGGAAGACACTGCAGAATGTGTGCAACGTCTGCAGAATAAGTTCCAGAAGTGGATCGATGAAGATAGCAAGTTGGATGTGACTGCACTTTGATTCTGCGGCTCTTATTTACAGCGTAGATTAGGGTGTAGGTTGAACAGATGATGCTGCTTCCGATGCTGCCTTAAACTCACCGAACATGCGATAGTTCGGAATAAGAGCGAGAACTTCCTGAGCACTGAAGTAAAAAGGCTCACTTAATATTTCCTAGTTGGCATTAGATGGTAATTCTGCGTGTGAGAGTGAAAGACGTTCTTGGCAAGTCGGTGACGCAGAAGTCTAGCATAAAACTTAGTTCTACCAGCTAAGGCTAGTGTCAACTAGAAAATAGTAGAAAATATTTGCGGCAGTGGTGAAATGGTAGACACAGGAGACTTAAAATCTCCCGATTTTATCGATCGTGCTGGTTCGAGTCCAGCCTGCCGCACCACTTTCTTGAAAGTTCCCTCAATTGGAGAGCGTAATGAAGATTGGTGATGTTGTAGATTTCTATTTCAATCGTGAGATTCCTGCCTGCCCTGCAATGGTTGTAGCATGTCATGATGATAGGAACTATGGATTCTGTGTCATGACTCTGAGTGGAGTACAAGTAGTTCCTCACTGTGCTTTCGTTAAAGATGAGGAAGATGACACTGAGTTCTTCATGAATTTCACTGTCAACCGTGGAAGGGTTCTGACTCCTATGCCCCCTAAGGAGTTTGTTATGAATCCTCATGCTTCACCTTTGATGGTTCAGCTGCAAGAAATGGAAGCTGCAAAGAGAACAGCAGAAAAAGCTTCTGGAGAAAATGATGCAGGTTAATGTAGGTGATATTCTATTCTACAGGAATAACAATCAACCAGAACAGCCCTGTGTAGTAATGACTGTACATTCTCAAGATGTTGTGAGTGTGAGTGTAGGATTCCAAAATGGTTGGGCTTTTAGAAGTTCTGTGCATCTTTGGCGGGGAAGTCCGGATCAGTATAAATATCCAGGTGGAGAGTTTGTTTATTTCAGAGAAAAGGATTTGATGAGGGAAAAACAGTGGCCTTTGAATCCTGATCTTTGGTAGTTTCGGCCGACGGAGTTGGTCTCTATACGTGACATGGAGACAAGTCAGAGAAACGAATGTGTGCCTTGCGAGATTACTTCAACCATGAAATCATATTACGTTTCTCTGGCGCCTAGCAATAAAAAATGCAGGAGATTCAAGCTGTGCCAAAGGGTTTCAATCTGCAAGTAATCTTCAACGAACTTCTTGCAGGCTCAACACAAACAATCTTGTTCGCTTCCCAAAGAGAATATGAATCTTTGAGAAGTTCTCTAGGAAGGAAATGGCGTGAATACTTGGGGCTCCTAGATAAACTGGGCGCCCCAAATTCATTTGAGGGGAAATTCTTGAAGTGTTCCTGGAAGTCTGATGAATGTGCTGGAATCTTCAGACTTGCAGAAGAACAGGAGAGAGTCAATACCCCGGGTAAGACTTACAACGTAGTAGAACTTTAGTTGGCTTATAAATACATAACAATCTGGAAGCAATTAAAAACCTCACATCCAGCTGAGGTGGAAATTACTATCCATGAAGATTTGATGGAGACCGTGATTCAAGGGGTGAAGCGTACTAAATCAGCAGAAAACGTTAGCCGGTCTAAGGTAGGATTAGTTCCTTGGAGCAAACTGGTGATCGAGAAAGAATTGCTGAGTCAACATACGAGAATGATGAAAGTTAAGTTTCGATTACTCTACGACACAAGACTGTGAGAAATGAATGAACAACAAACCAGAAACTAGACATGCTCGCAGAATGCGAGAGCTAGCACAGAATAAGAGTTCAGAAGATGAAGGAAAGTGGGTCATTACTTTTGTCTTCGATGGAAAGAAATACAAGAAACAACACAGGCTCAGTCAGAGCGAAATCAAGCACATGAAAGAACTCTGTGTGCAGTTTGGGGATGAAGCTGCCGGCCAAATCATTTGGAGAGCTGCAATCAAAGGCGTAGGAGTTGTTAGTGAGAATATGCTAGCGCACGCCGGACAGGAATATGTAGCCCTGCACTATAAAGGACCATCTGGGCCGGCGAGCGATGGAAAGAAAGATGTTAGCTACGCAGATGTTGTTAGCCCTGAAGAGGTTAAAGAAGCCTGCGCTGATTTCTTGGAAAGTAGAAAGCCTTTGCCGGAAGCTGAAGCATTCAGTGAGGAAGCGAAGGAAAAGATCGTGGAAGAAACAATGAAGGATGAGCTGCTATGAGAGCATTTGAAGCAGAAATTCTTCGTGCTTTGAAATATCAACCTCCAGGAAAACGAGAATGTTGTGCAAACTGTGCAACCTCTAAGGCTTCTGGTAGCCACTTCTATTGCACAAAATACAATGTGATCGAGGTGAGCAAAAAGGGGATTTGTCCTAATCACAGCAAGGAGCAGAAACAGTGAAAGACTTTCAAGACATGACATTGAAGGGTAAGATTCCAGAGCAGATTCTTCTAGAATTGCGTCTAAAGATGGGAAGTCTAGAAGCTGCCCTCCTGGCAAAAGATCCAGAAATGCCGAATCATCTTCGAGAGTCTCACCGTCTCCTAATCACCTATCCAGAATCTGTTCATCTCCTAGACGATAATGAGATCCACTGCCTTATTGAAGCTGCAGAAGAGCACACTAAAGTTAAAATTGTGCAGGAAGCTGCAAAAGGAAAAGGAACTCGAAAGAAAGAAATCAATGCCGCACTCGACTTGTGATGAAGATGGGAATCTTCTATGCTCCCCCTCTGGTACAGGGCAAGAATTGACTGCGACACAATTGGAGCAGATTGGTCAAGTGTTCGGGCAAATATCACAGCTAGGGCGATCGCAGACTATGTATCTGCGGGAATTGCTCAATGCACATATAGCCCTGCATTATTCGACCCCAGGTACTTCCCATATCAGTTTTCAGAAAAGCAGTCTGAAGTGCGGCCTGCCGATTTACGAGCACTTTTAGTCTGGGCCTGTCAAAGATGGCCTGATTGGTCGCTCGCAGAATTCACAATCTGGCCGGTGGTTCGATGGCTGGAAGTTCTGAATGAAGTAGACCAGAAAAAAACTTTAGAAATTTTAGGAGAACACTATGATCTCTGACGCAGACTTGAATGAGTTACTAGAGAGTGATGTAAGCTCTCCAACAGCAGCAGCATATGGAGTAAGGAAAGATGATTACTCTCGACTCGTCGCATTTGGCAATGTCACTTCTTTCTCCATGGAACAAGTTCTCCATGCTTGTGCCAGAAAATTTCAACTACTCAAACTCCGATCTGATAGCAGCGAAACAGGCGATCGAGAAAGCAATACGACGTTTGCCTTTGGACATGCAATTGGAGCTGGAGTGGCGTGTTACGATCAGACGAGAGATATTAAACGGGCTATACTTGCGGCGTTCTTGGCCTGGGATATTGATTTGTTTGAGGAACAAGAAAGAAAACCTAATCGTCCAGACCCTAAGAAATCTTTCCATCACGTTGTTTGGGCGCTCTATCTTTACGAAGAGTTCTACAAAAACGAGACTGACCTGTCAGATTATGATGTTGTAAAGGTTGAAGCTGCGCTGGCGGTAGATTTTGAGAATGGACATTTCTATGTCGGTCACATTGATGAACAGCTCCAGCACCAAGAGACTGAGAAATATAAGATCAAAGAAAACAAGACGACAGTTTACAACACGGTTGACCCGGCGCTCTATAGTAATTCAGACCAAGCATTGTCATATGCGCTCGTCATGGATTCAGTGGGCGCGTCGGAATATGATGTGCTATACACTATTTATTCATCTACCGATCAACGTTGGATTTCCATGGAGTTCACGAAATCAGCACTACAAAAGGCTGAGTGGCTCCAGGATCATACCATGATGCAGAGCCAGATTCAAATGTATGCTGATAATAATTTCTTCCCAAAGAGAGGAAGAAGTTGCATTGAGTTTGGTAGAAGATGTGAGCACTATGAAACGTGTGACTACAATCCTGATCGAGTCTTTGGGAAAAGATTCTCGGAACTCACTAAGGCAGAATCGTTTGCTGATTTAGAAGCAATCAAACCTTTTGACTACAAATTCACGTGGTCAGATTTGGTCAGCACACAAAAAGGAATCCTGTGAAACTCAATCTCGAAAAGCTAGGAAAGCTGGCAATCTTTAGCAAGCAACAGTTGGTTCTGCTTGGAGGATTAACTCCTCAGTTGATTACTGGAATGTTAGCACAAGATAAAAGTAAACCAGACAACGGACTGGCAGATGTGGAATTTGGCTGGAGTGGATTGCAATTGTGTAGTAGTAATTTGTCAGCGTATGAAACTCTGTCAAAGAAAGAAGGGAATAGTGGGTTTCTGCTAGAGGGTGCAGGATATTTGTCGATTGGTAAAGAACTGATTGACGAGTTCGAAGAAGGGAAGAAGTTCCCTTGGTTCGATGCAGAAGATATGGGCCGCATTACTCAACTAGTTTGTGATCTAGTTAGTTCTGACATGATGCCAGATACCGAAGGGACAATGTGTATTGTTCAACTCGGCGAAAATCATATCGAACTTCCAAATTCTCACTTCGGAGTTTCAGTGCATGTAATGCTTCCAGTGAGTGAAGATGCCTGGACAAATCTCTATCAAGTTCATGCAATGGAAATGCAAGCTGCAACTGAATGGTATAAAGAGGCAAAGAAAAACTCTGCGCCAGGAATGCTGGAGAAGAACGATCTTAGCAGTCATAGGAGCTTGAACTAACATGAATCTCGATGACTATGATGATGTAAAGAGAACGAAAGTTCTAGTTTACGGCCCACCTAAATCAGGTAAGTCTGCTCTAGTAGGCCAACTTGCAGTGGAGGGCTTCACTCTCCACTGGTTTGATTTTGAGCAGGGTGTGAAGACACTGATGAATCCTGAAATCCTTCCTAAGGAGTTTAGAAAGAATGTCCTCATCTACAATATCCCGGATCATAGAGCTTACCCAATCGGAATTGACGTATTACGGAGACTCTACAAAGGGGGAGCTCACCGATTCTGTTTTGCTCACGGCGTTTCAGGATGTCCTCTCTGTGTTAAAGACCAGAGTGCAAGATGGTCACCTACAATTGAACTGTCAAAGTTTACAGATAAAGACATACTGGTCGCCGATAGCTGGACGCAAGTTTCAAATTCGGCTGCCAACAAAGTAACTCTGAAACAGTGGCAGAAGGATGATGAATATAAGATGACCTTTGATGACTTCAGGATGCAGGGAATGTATCTCGATGAAGTGCTGAGCAAGATTCAGGTGAGCAACATTAACACGTGTGTGATTAGCCATGATGTTGATGTTGAGAAGAGTGAGACGAAGGAAAAGATTGTTCCTGTAGGTGGGAGTAGAAACTTCAGCAAGACGATGGCGAAGTATTTCGATGAGGTGATCTACTTGCAGGTTCTGAATAAGAGGCACTCTGCATATTCTGCTACGACATGGAGTAATACTGTGTTGACTGGTGGAAGGAGTGGAGTGAAGTTGGAAGAAGGAAAAGAGATTGGGTTGAAGGACATTTTCTTAGCTGGATTGGAGAAGAAATGAGTGAAGCTTTATTGAACCCTGTGTGTACAACTTGCGGCTTCAGGGTAAAAGATCCTTGTTCAGCTAGCGGGTTTGATCCACATGGATGCAGTTATCTTCTATGTAAATGACTAAAAGAAATAATGAACTACACAACGCCCCGTGCGAAGCTTCTCAATGAAGTAATGGAAATTGTCCACAAGGATCGTAATGCAAACTACGGAAACCCAGAGAACAACTTTCAACAGATTGCGGACTTGTGGAACGCATACTGGACTGCGAGAAACAAGAACATGTATCGTGGACAAGGAGAACCACCACAACTCTTATTCACTAGTCACGATGTAGCAATCATGAACATGATGATTAAGATTGCACGTCTTGCAAAGAATCCACAACATCACGACTCTGTAGTAGATATTGCAGGTTATGCTGCATGTCTTGCAGATGTCCAAGAATCGGGGAAACCCGTTGGCTCAGCTAGCGCCTAAGCTGCATTGTTCTTAACTTAACTTGAATGGAATTGACTTTACCATGAGCTCTACTGAACTTGATCTTGACGATATCAACTCCTTGCTTGATGCAACGATGGATGATCTTGATGATCTTCCGCCAGTTGGAGTTCCTCCTAGCGGGCATTACAATCTCACTGTTTCTTTTGGAATTGAAAAGGTGAAGGAAGGAACAAAGGAAGAACGTGAACTCCCAGTCGCACGATATGTGATCGATGCAATCAATGAGTTGAAGGACGAAGAAGAACGTGGAGATGTTGCAATCGGGCAGCAATTCATGGAATTCTTCTATCTCAAGAAGAAGACTGGTGAGAAGAATACCTTTGGTATTGGCACGCTGAAAGAAAGGCTCAAGCCGCACGCTGAACGATTCGGAACCACGAATATCGGGGAACTGATCAATCAGGTGAAGCAAGTCTCTATTACTGCGTCAATCAAAAGGACTCAGAATAAGATGAATGAAGACCAGTACAACATGCAGATGAAGGACATCGTTCTGCTCTGAGCTGAGGATTAAGCTCTGCCCCTTGGAGTTGTTGGCCAGGGGGATTTGCTTAGTTTTTATTCATGACGCACATAAAGGAGAACTAAAATTATTATCGGATTCTTTGGAGTTGATGGCCGGTTCCAGAACGACCGAGCTTATCTCTCCCGCCTCAATGAAATGATTGGGCCTCACCATGTCAAGGTTGCAATCTCCGACACAGGAGTAGAATACTTCAATGTGTTCGCAAGCAAAGCCAAGGCAAGTAATCTCGATGCAGCCATTGTGACGGATTCTAGTCTACTAAGTCTCATTCTCAAAGGCCAACCAGATTACAAGCAAGCATTCAACAAGAATGGCAGTGAGAAGAAACTCACCCTTAACGACTACCATGGAAGTCTGATTGAGATTGCAGGACACAGATTGGGCAGAGAGAAACCCATGGAGGTTTTGTTCTTGAATCCTCTAGAGCATATCAGGACTGTGCCAGAGGGAAACTTTATCTTCAAGAGATTCATTAGTAAACTCACAAAGCCTGAGACTTGGTTTCCTCAAACAGATTTCACCTGGGAGTTAGCGAATGAAGATTCAGTTGCTGGTCTGTATGATTTATTTATGGGCGCAATTCTTATTGCAGCCGACACCGAGACCGACGAAGGTTCCCCACTTCGTACTATTAACTGTTCAGGTTACTGCGCTTTGTTTCCTGACGGTTCATCTCATTCTGTCCTAATCCCAACAGATACATTCTGGGGTGTGACATGGATGAGAAGGTTTAATCAACTCAAAGCACCAAAGGTATTTCAAAATGGCCTCTATGACAACCTTTATTATTTCAGGTATAACAGTCCTTGCAATAATTGGCTCTACGATACTCAACATCTTTTTCATGCGTGGTTTAGTGAGCTTCCTAAGAGGCTCGATTATATCACGGCTTTCTCTATTAGAAAAGTCAGATATTGGAAAGATGATGGCAAGTCTGGGCGTGGCTTGGATCATTTTGAATATAACGCTCGTGATTGTTGGGCTACTCTTAATTCGTGCTTATCTCTCCTGAGTGAGATGCCAGACTGGGCAATTAGTAATTACCTTGAGGAGTTCCCAAATGTATTTCCTAGTCTCCATGTTGAGGCGGATGGGATGGCTATTGACAAAGCGGAATTTGAAGCTAGCCGCCTCGAAATTCAAGAACAACTTCGTCCGCTCGAAGAGAAGTTAGCTAAGTGGATTCATCCACAGTTCAATCCAGCTTCATCCGATCAATGTAAAAGATTGCTCCGTAATCTCGGAGCGGCAGACAAATATGGAAATGTTGAATCAGCGGATGAGGCGCACCTTAACGCGGCGGCAGCCATCCACCCGCTTAACTCTCTCATCCTTGATCTCATATTGGAAGTTAGAGGTCTTCGCAAACTCCTCAACACCTATCTCGTTTGGGAAAAGTTTTGGGATGAGCGACTCCACTGTAAGTTCAATCCTGCAGGCACAGACACAGGAAGATTTAATTGTGCAGAGTCAAGCTTTTGGTGTGGACTTAGTTTGCAAACAATTCCAGTCCGTGACGGGCCAGCCATTAGACGATTTATCAAAAGTGATGATGGCTGGTTACTTGGAGAGAATGACTTCCCTCAATCCGAAGCCCGGTGTATTGGATACATGGCGGGATGCCAGAATCTTATCGATCTTGTCGAAGGTCCACATGACTATCACGCGTGGAACGCACAATCATTCTTTGGTGTTCCATACCAAGATATCTACGATGAAGAGCTGAAGAAAGTCAAGAATAAAAAGCTCCGTGATTTGAGCAAGAGAACAAACCATGGAAGCAACTATAACATGGGTGCTACTGTAATGTTGCAAACTATGGGGCCGAAGTTAGTAGCAGAAGCAAAGAGTGTCTTGAAGCTGCCGGCTAAGTGGAGTCTAATTGAAGTCTGTCAGTATCTATTGGACCAATATGCGAAAACTTATCCAGAAGTTAAGAAAGACTACCAAGAATGGATCAAGCGGACAATATCGATTACTAAGAAACTGGTTAGCCCGCTTGGGTGGACGCGTTATTTCTTTTCAAATCCATCAGGCTCGAAACCCGCGCTCAATGCAGCAGTTGCTCACGGCCCGCAAAACCTTAGCGGCATTCTTCTCAACCGGGGATTTTATAAAGCTTGGAGAGAAAGCGTTTATGGTCAAGTACGTGGCCATCTCCGAATCAAAGCGCCAATACATGATAGTCTTCTCTACGGCTACAATCGATCTGACGTTCCATTACTTGTGAAAGAGTGGATGACTCAGCCTGTGAATGTGAAAGATATTAACGGAAAGGTAAGGACTATGGTGATTCATGCGGATATTTCTACAGGTGGAGAGAATGGTGAAACTCATTGGGCTCGTTTAAAATGAACACACCGTGTAAAGAAACTAATTATGCTCCAGATAAAGACGGCTATTCTTTAATGGATGTCAATAAAGAGCATACTAGAGTACACAGATACGCGTATGTATTAGCTAATAATCTCACATTAAAAGATATAAAAGGAAAATTAGTTAGGCATTTATGTAATAACCCCAGATGTATTAATCCCGAGCATCTTGCATTGGGTACTAACCAAGATAATACTAATGATAAAATTGCTGCAGGTCGTGTACCAAAAGGCACAAAACATTGGAATGCAAAGTTAAACGATTCAGATATCCTAGCTATAAGAGCTAGCAGAGAGCAATTAAAAGTTCTGTCTGTCAGGTATGAAGTTAGTGTCTCTATGATTTCTATGATTCGTAACAGAAGAGTTTGGAAACACTTGAAGTAGCAGAAATGACATCAAACACTGATCTATTCAGTCTTTATTTCGAGCTCACCAAAGATACAGAATCTCCACAAATCTTCCATCGCTGGACTTGTATTTCCATCATCTCCGCCCTTTTAGGACGACAGGTTTGGGTGCCATTCGGAGCCTTCCGGATTTTCCCCAACCAATACATTATGCTCATCGGGGAAGCTGGAAGTAGAAAGTCTGTTGCGATTAAATATGGGAAGAAATTACTCTCACGAGCTGGATATTCTACCTTTGCTGCCGAAAAAACTACGAAAGAAAAATTCCTCCTTGATCTGGAAGGATTGGAAGAACTTGATGGAAAGGAAATGACAGATGTTGGAGTCATGCAGAGCTTATTTAACACAGATGTCAACTCGATGGAACCAAAAGAGGTTTACATTGTGGCAGATGAGTTTAATGATTTCATGCGCTGTGGCGATATGGAGTTCCATTCTATGCTGGGCGCTCTATGGGATTACGATGACGAGACTGGACAATATAAACAACGACTTAAGAACTCTAAAAGCATCGCAATCTACCAGCCAACAATCAATATATTTGGGGGAAACACACACGAAGGTTTTGCTGAGATGTTTCCTCCACAAGCAATTGGGCAGGGATTCTTATCTCGTATGCTCCTCATCTTCTCAGAACCAAGTGGAAGGAAAATAGCATGGCCGGAGAAACCGTCAGCGGAGAAGGAAGACTTGTTTATCAAGGCACTTCAGCAGATCAAAACGAAAATGAACGGGCCGTTGTCATTGTCTGCAAGAGCAAAGGAAATCTTGACAGTCTTATACAACACCTACGAGGGGTTCACGGATGTGAGATTCACGAGCTATTTCACTCGCCGGTACACACACCTGATAAAATTATGTATTGTGTGTGCAGCAGCGAAGGGGAAGAGTCTGATCGACACACATGAAGTTATGTTAGCGAATACTATTCTTGCCTACACAGAACACTTCATGCCTAAAGCCTTGGGCGAATTTGGCAAAGCTAAGAATGCTGACGTAGCGAATAGAATTCTTGGAATCTTGCAGAAGAGTTTAACTCCGATTGATGGACCAGAGCTGTGGAAGCAAGTCAGTTCAGATTTGAACGCACAAGAGGAGTTGCAGAAACTTTTGGCCGGGCTTCTCACCGCAGGTAAGGTGCAGTGGATTAAAAGAACAGGAAATGGTGTGCAGGGTTGGATGATTGTTAGGAAACAACTAGGAGGTAAACAACTTTACATTGACTGGAACATGTTGCCGGAATACAAGCAGTTAGGAATCTAAGGAGTACACAATTTGAGCACTAATCTTTTCCTCGATGTCATGCGATTTGCTGCAGTGGCAGAAAGCATGAATTACAAATCCGCAACTCGTCAAGACTTAATGACTCTTTGCATCAAGCTCATTGATGAAGAAGCAAACAAGCCTGATGAAACTCTAGATATGATGAGGAAGTATCTAGAAAGTGGAAGTATGGAGCATCTCGCAGAAGCAGTAGATGGTGCGATCGATCTGATCTATGTGTGTATATTCTTCTTGAATCAAATGCACCTAGACGGTCAAGCACACTGGGATTTGGTACAAGAAAAGAATATGGCAAAATTTCCAGGAGGGAAAGCTATTAAGAATGAGTACGGAAAAGTACAGAAGCCAGAAGGCTGGACTCCACCAGATCATTTGCCGTTGTTGATTGAATGGAATAGTAAGATGCGAGGTGAGAAATATGTGGGAGGATTGATTAGGCATGAGAAGGAAGAAGATAAACCAACTGCAAGGAGTGAATGATGGCACGCATTACTTTAGATTGGATCAAAGGACAAGTAGTTCATTCTCAGTGTTATCAGTTTCCTGGCACCTTGATGATTGTTTGCTGCTTGACGTTGAAAAATGGATTCAATACTGTAGGACAAGCAGCCTGTGCTGATGCAGAAATCTTTAACAAGCTGATGGGAGAGAAATTAGCTTACGAAGATGCACTCAACAAAGTTTGGGTACTAGAGGGTTATCGACTCAAACAAAAAATTGCCTACAATAAAGATATAAGTGAGTATCCAGTATGAACATTGTCGACAACGGAATTTATCGCCACGTAAAGACTGGAGTTCTCTACACTGTTCTCGGAACCTGTAGGAACGAAGCAGATAATGAAATCTATATTCTCTACCAGCGAGCAAATACTGATGATATTCCATGGGTTCGACCGAAGGATTCATTCAAGGATCGATTCGAGCGAAGTGATGTGAACAAAACTTAGCCGTCTCCAACACAGCCGCCTTCGGGCGGTTTTCTTTTGTTTAAAATTTACCGCAAACTCTAGACGAAAAAAGACCCCACCGAAGTGGGGCTTTAACATAGTCTCTGTAACTATGGGAGGAGACACAAGACACGCAGAGATTATTTATATGCAAGGGCTCCAGCTTCTTGCACCCAGAATGCACCAGAGTAAACAAAACTGGTTGCACCATATTGTCCATTCGCAGCTGCGCCGTTTGCGGAAGCTTTGAATGCAGCATTCCAAGTCACAGTGAAGACTCCGGTTGCGGCGAAAATAAACGTAACTCGCATTCCCTTGCGAGGATTAATCAGCGCAGGAACAGCTGTGTTGATACCAAGTGCCATGTTGAACACGGTATCTTTTCGTTGGAGCGGAACGAGAAATTCAGGAGGGTTTGCAGCAGAAGCCACATCCCGAACATCTTCACCGAAAAAGATTTCACTGATATCACGAGCAAACTCGTAAGCCTGAGCCATCAGAGTTTGAATTTGTGCAGCGCCAAGTGCCATGATAAGTCCTTATTTAGACGGAGTGGTTGATTTCAAGGGAGAACAAAGGGAATCTGCATCTTTCAATTCTTGCCCGACACCGATTCCCATGATGCCTTGCTGAACCAGTGCTTTACCTGAACCGAGTTCACAGACAATATAAGGCTTAATGCTTGCGCAGCCAGTCAGCGAACCCAGAGCGAGAAGTAGGAGGAGTTTCTTCACTTTGATTTTCCATTCTGCTGTGATTGTTTCCATGCTTGAATATCGGAGACCTGATCTTTGAGCCGGGCGATTTCTCCATCGTGTTTCAAATCAGCGATCTTGAGATTGGTGAGTTGCTCGGAAATTTGTTTCACTTCCACGATGAGAGCAGTGAAAGACTTCCCCATATTTTCCACCTCTTTCAACATGGCATTGTAATTCACCCACTGAGTTACAGCCCAAATCACCATGCCACCACAAATCCCAAGCATCCACTTCCAATCAATTGCACGAATCACTTTTGGAACAATTTCATCGTCTTTACGATTGGTCATGATATACTCCTCACGAAGAATGTTCATCCGTTATCTCCTAGATGATTTGATCGTCGTCTGAGTTCGAAGCACCCGCAGCTTGAATGATTTCAACTGCTACGCCATATGCTTTGTCTGAACTAGTTCCAACATTAGACCAACCAAAAGTTGTAGATGTAGAGCCTGTTCGATATTCACCAGAGTTAGAAACAGACCAGTTGGTGTCAAAGTTTGGTTGAGTGATGAGATCAGTGTAGCCGGCGCCACCATTTGCAATATTATGACCCCCGCCACCATCATTGTTGTTGAATACTGCTGCAACACCAATTACATGGGAGTTTGTATTTGGGGCCGCACCAAGAGTAATGTTGAATGCACCAGATGCAGCATTTGTGAATAGGTGACCAACAGCACCGATTGTGGATTGTTGTCCAGTAGTTTGGAAGACAACAATTTGTATGAACGCGGTGTTATAAGTTCCACCAGTCCCGCAAGTGATCGTCATTGAGGAAGGACTAGCACCAACATCGGCTGTCCAAACTCTCATCCCTGCAGACCAGGAATTAGTATCTCCAACTAAGTCTGCAGGATTGTAGGTTAAGCTACCACCGGACGCAGTGAATGCAGCGGAAGGATCAACAGTTCCACCTTGCACCTGCGCGAACATCACAACTGTGAGTTTTGAATTCGCAGTAGGAGTAAAGGAAGTAGTGGCAAACGTTCCCGTTCCTGGGGAACTAGCCCCAGAAATCTCGTTCTTCAGTAGTGTAGTTGAAAGAGCCATTATTGACAAGCTCCAATACTACGCGTGCCAGTGAATGTCACTCCACCAAATGCCAGAGGTGAACCATTTGCTGTGGAACCTGCATTCTTTGCTGGGGAGCCAGATTGGATAGCACAAGAATAATTGTTCGTGGCATCACGAGTCACAGAGAACAATGGGTTTGAAGAAAGTCCGTTTGCATCGAAGCCGGCGGCTTGAGCATTGGAAAGTGCAGCGTATGAGTTAGTGTCTGAAGCCCGGCCCCATCTTCCATTGCCTGCTTGATGGTAGCAAAGGTTGTAATTCCAGCCAGTGAAATTGGAAATTGAGCGATCGCCAAGAACAAAGCAAGAGTGCGTGGCATTCACTGCACTTCCGATAAAGCCGAGGTTATTGAAGACTTTAATGTTCGAGCCGGCATTGAGATTAAATTCACCGAAGTTGATCAGTGCAGTGTTGATGTTTCCTGCAGTGACGTTGAACGTGTTATTCCGAATCGTAGCGTTGGTGTCTGCGAGATCGCCAGTTGTAAGAGAGCTAGAATTCTGAATTGGAAGAGTGATTCCGTAGAAATCACCACCAGACACATTGAACTCGATATTGTTATTCTCAATCAATGCATAGGGGAGAGCATTCCCACCGATAGGAATCGGCATGTTTACAATTGTGTTGTCACGGAAAACAACAGATCGAAAACCTTCAAC